ATTGATGAATAAACCTCGCTAATTGGTGTGCTGTCATCTGTTTCTCTCGAGTCACATACAGTAAAAACGGCAGAATTAAATCCTGCTCTTTGCCCAACAAATAAAGGCGTTATCGTAGTTGACTCATATGCACCCGTCATTCTCAAGAATACATCTAAATAAGAATTTCCAGATGTATTATTTAACCCTAAAACTATTTGGTCTGCTGAGAATCCTTTTCTGACAAGCCAAGTTGCAGATGCTTGCGCAAGACTACTACTACTTACATTATTTGTACGCAAATCACATTTTACTATTCCAAAATGGCCCCCATTATATCCTCTTGTTAATAATAATACTATAGAATTATCTATCCAACTTGTTGTTCTAACCCCGGTATATGCAATTCTATGATAAGGGTATGAATTAGAATTATCAACACGAGCACTATGTGTATTATTTATATATCCATCTTGAACCGTTAAATTATGAACAACCGTTAAATCGTGTCCTATTGTTGCATCATTAGCGACATTTATGTTATCAAAAAGTTTTGTTGAACTACTCCCATGCTTTAAAGCAATCCAAGCATTATTTAATTTTCCGTTTTTAGTGCATACCTCAACACTATCACCAATTTGCAATAATTCGCCTGATTTATTAGGTATATTAGTTGCAATATTTTTAGTATCAGGAGGAATATATATATTACAAGTTCCATCATTATTTACTGCATATATAATAGCAGCAACATATTTGGTAATTTTAGCATTTTTTAGATTATTGTCGGACATAGAATCTAAGATTTCTTTAAATTCCAATGTCTCATCTTTATTAAAATCCACCTATATTCCTCCTTCCTAATTTTCAGTAGTTATTAAACTATTTTCTTTAGAAATAGTAAAATAATTAATTCTAATTCCATTTTCATATAAACCATAGTAATAATGGCTATTATCTTCATTTTCCTTTGTAAGACTTTGACCGCTAGGCAAAGAACCGCCGAACCAATTTAATATTAAAGCAACCGCTTGCGCTTCGCTAGTGCAAGGCACATATTCTAAATCGCCATAAGGGTCTGGCGTAAAGTTAGTTAGCCCAGAACATGTCACAGTCATTTGACTATCAGTACCTAAATTGTATGAAATTGATTGTATTAAAAATTTTTCTCTATTATATTTAAAAAAAGAATCATTTATTGTTATTAGATTATTTACAAGTAAAAGAGGATTAAAAGCAACATTTAAGTTGCACGATGTTCCTAAAATTCCTCTTATTCTTAATTCATATCTAGCCCTATCTTTTGCTAGTTTGTTACTAAATATATTAGCGTCATTTATATATAATATTCTACGCCCTATCCTTTGTATACAAATAGATGATAAAGGATTCTTATTTTCAGCATAAGCATAGAATATTGCATTATTTATATTATCTCCTACAACATGTACAGAATTAATAGTATTTTCAAAATCATAAGTTATTGCAGAATTGAATAACTCTGCTTCATTTTCATCATAATTCCATAAGATTGGTTTGTCCACATCATTTGAAACATCATTGATTGGTGCAAATGTTAAATTACCCATAGTATTATAAAATACTTCGGCATTTAATATAGTTCCAATGTCTAAAATCATATCTCCAATTGTACTACCAGCATCTTTACTTAGAGTATAAGGCATTTTCATACCCTCGAATGATTTATCATAAATAAATGGCTTTGGGTCAATAGGTTGTCCCATTCCATTATCTAAAGATAATATACCCATTATTGCTTCTTTTATGTCTGTATTTACAGGTATTTCATATGTTGCTTCTAAAGTTCCGACTGGCCCTTCTAAATAAGCAAATTTATCTAAAAGACTTAAACTTATTTTTTTTTCTGATGAACCTCTATCTGCGGTTGGGTCACCCAACACATACACACCTCGAGGAAACCAGAAAGTTTTTGGCCTTGGTACTTCATTATTGCCAGCAGAATTTTCAAAATAAGTGTTACTACTTATTCCTATTTCTAGTTTAAAACGATTAGTTATCCATAAATCATTTACAGATGGATTATATTTTCCAGAAGAATTATTTAAAGATATATTTAAACTTCTGCGTTGACCATTTTCATAATTCTCACTATAATTTCCACTTGACAAAATTATATCTTCTTGCGGGATTTCTCTATTTACACTCTCATCGGGATTCAATAGATATAATCTAAATGCTGGTTTAATAATAGGTGATTTTAAAAGATTTATTGCTGTTGACAGATTTATATAATCTGGTGCATACACAAAAAGTGAATCACCAGATGATGAATTTAACTCTCTTAAATTTTCAGCCATTATTCAACTATTGAAATGCCGGATGTTGGCATTACTTCTACCCAGTTAAAAGTTACAGTACAATATTGTTCATTGCTTTCGTCTGCAATCTTCTTTGACATATCTTGTATACTAACTATCCAAGCATTACCCTTTCTATCTTTCAGAATTTTTAATTGTCCACTTGCGCAAAATCTATCCCATCCATCCCAATTATAGTCATTATATTTATCATTAGATATATATCCTAAAATCGCTGTGATGCTTCCTTTAGCATAATTATTAATACCTGTAGATATTTTTGGGTATTGAGATAAACTATCATATAAAGTTTTGTTATATGTTTGTGATATTTCTCCACTTTCTAAATTTAAAGATAATTTGTACACAGGCCAACCAGCGGCGCTATAAACATTAGATGAGTCTGCTTCATTCTCTTTATAAAATTGTGTTATAGACCAAGAGTCCCAATTTGTATAGACTTGATTAGTTATATTAGCGGCTGAACTATAATCAGCATCTTCTTTGTATATATAATATTTATAATATGAATTATTTTTTATATTATGGTCAATAATAGACAAAGCGCCACTAGATACATTGGCTACAAAAGTTAAAGCATCATTATTATTTGTTTCTTTATAAACTGAGAAATTATAACCTAAAGATGTGTCCGTTGTTCCATAACTGTTATAAATATTTTGCATATTATCATCAAAACAAATTAAAGAAATAGAGGAGGTACTAACGGCAGGTTTATAATTATTAACGAAAATGTTTGCGTTACTATCATCTTGTTTTTGAAAATGAAAAAAATCAAATGTGACATTAGGACACAAAGTTATTCTTTTTACTTGCATTATACTCCTCCTCTCTCTAATTTAATTGTTGTGTTTGTTATTTGTAGTTTCCACCAATAATTAGAAACTCTTTCTATTCCTGTTCCGCCTTCAACCCAATATTTAGTGTCATCCCAAGAATTAGAATCATCTATCCATCTATAGTCTAAATCTGCTTGAGCAACAGGATTTTGTTGTAAAACCCAAGTATCTTGAGGATTATCGTAGAATGTCGCGATTAAAGTTTTAAGCATTACATAATCTTCTCCGTCTTCTGGTGCAAAAGGTAAATCTTTATTCAATGTTGCAGCATTTGTATCTGAATCATACTCAGATATCTTTTCTATATATCCATAATTTGGGAAGTATATATAAGGTGTTTCTTCTAAATTTATATCTGTCGCTAAATATACTACACTTTCAGTATTATTTGAGCCTAATTGTTGAACATTTGCCGTAGAACCGTCTAATTCTGGAGTGGCTGCACAAACATCATATTTATGAATGAATATAATAATCATTCCTGTTATTTCATCGGCGCTATCACTTTCTATAAATGCAACTGGATTTATATCATTAAATATTCCTGTTGTTCCATAAAAGAAACTTGCATCTGGTTTAAATTGTAAAGTTATATTATATTCATCAGGATAAGTTCCAATTCCTTCAGCGGTTTCATTATTTTCATATATTAAGGAATATTGCTTTGTATCTACTGAATTTACTGTAGAATATGGTACATTTCTTAATAATTCAACAGCACTTCCCGCAGGAATATCGCTTACTCCAGATATAGTATAAGATTCTCCTACATCAACTATTTCAGGAACAGTTTCCTCTATAGTTAAAAGTCCTGTGATTGAATCATAACTCACTATAGTAAAACTAACATTGCCGATTATAATATTATATCCAGCAGATATATTAGATAAACCTTTCTCTATATAAAAAGAATTTTCCCCTATATCTCCTGGTTGTATTGCGCCAGTATATATATTATTATCTATTAAACTAGGAGCAAACTCAGTAGGTGCAACCCACTCTATTTTTATAGCGTTTTTATCGCAATCTACGGCAGCCACTGGTTGTTCAAGGTATTCTATAGTATTATATTCTACATTAAAACGCACAGAAGCACATATTTCTAAATCTTCGTATTCTGACATTATGTACAATTCTACTATATACTCAACCCCAGACTTGAATCCGTCATAAGTAAATGACAGATTTGCACTATATATGTTATCTGTTGCATATACAAGATTATAAGTGCTTCCATCACCTATAGGAGTTCCTACGCGCCAAAAATGTCTTATCATAGGTTCTCCCTCTGCTTGTGAATATGTCGCATTAAAAGTATATGACCTAGTCGTTAAAGTTACCGGTGCATTTGTTATTTCCACGGTAGGTTTAGTCCTAGTGTATAAAACATACTCTGGTGATGTCTTTATAAAGTCAGAATAAATAGAATATTGTGTTCCCGCTGTTATTGTATTAGACGGTGCAGATGCTAAAATTATAGCACCAGTTTCAGCATTGTATGAACTTATTTCTATAGAACTATTCCCGTATTTAAAATACATTCCGGGCATAATATTAATATTTTGTTGTATTACAAAATTTGTATTAGATGTTACACTTTGAACTATTCCATTAGTAATCAACATATTAGCGGAATCTTGATATAAATAAACATACCACTTATAATCATTACCATTAGATAAATAAGATGTAGGAATAGGAATGTACAAAGTATCGCCATTGTAAAGAGGTGTTCCTAGTACAGTTTTTAAACCATTATATCTCTCATTGTTATCCCAGTCTAAAATAAATAATTGATAAGCAGTAATGCTATTATTCGTTGATAATTCCATACTAAAGTTCAAATCCGAATAAGTTACATCTATTGCCGTTTTATATGGAGTTACATTCTTTGGCTGGTATATCATATTTATTCCTCCTCTCTATTTATTTTTCTATAATAACTTTTATTTCTTCTAATTTTTTATTAGCCTCATATAATTGAGCCTCTAAATTTTTATTTTCTAATTCTAATTTTTCATTTTTCTTTAATTCTTCTTCGTATAATTTTTTGTAATCTTTTGTTTCTGCGGGCATTATTTCAAGATAAGTTTCCTCTTTATCCTGCGCTATCCATTGATTTTCGCTTATCATATACCATGTATAGTCTCCGCCTTTCGCAATATCATAATAATCAAATATGCTACCAGTATCTGCTTGTCCAACTTTTGGATAGTTAGTTCCTGCACCAGTTCTTACATTTAAATATTTAAGTGTTTTTAATTGATTCTTACTAGTATCCCTTTCAACCGGTACAATAGGTGCATAGTAAAGTATCTTATCTTGTCCACTTATTATACTGCTTCCTAAAGCCTGTTCAGGAAAAGCATAATAATATTGCTGTGGGTCTTTTTTTTCGCCATTTATTCTTACTTCTGTATGTAAATGAATTCCGTTTGAACGGCCTGTAGTGCCCATTCTTCCAATTCTTTGACCTTGTTTGACTTTATCTCCAACTTTTACACAAACAGAACCCTTAACTAAATGAGCATGCATTGTTACAATGCCACCGCCATGATTAATTCTTACATAATTACCATATGAATTTCCACTTGCATCCTTAGTTGAGTATGTATTCATTATGGCTTCAACTGTTCCATCTGCTGGAGCAATAATCCAATGATTTGTTCCATCAAATGGTAATTGTTTATTAATAACCAAAGAGTTGTCATTCCATCTCGCTTGGCTACAATGTCCTAAATCGAGTCCTTTATGTGAACTAGGTTTAAAATTTTGTGTTATTTGTATATATGTTTCAACAGGATATTTTAATATCATTATCCCACCGCCTTATCTTCATTATCATCTTGCGGAACATCCATTATTGTATCTGTTAAAATTTCATCATTTTCTTTTATCTTACTAAATGACTTGAATATTTTGTCTTCAAACATTGCATATAAAACATTGCTATCAACAAAGCCAAATAAACCAGCCCACGCACAATATTTTAAATTAACATTGCTAAAAGACATTGCGAATAATGTTCCAATAATCATATTCACTAAAAAACTGATTAATAATAACCAGTTTTTAGTGTTTAAATTTTCTTTTATTTTTTGTATTAATAATGTACTCACGCAGCCACCTGCTATAGATATTATTAATACATTTTTTAATAGTTCAATATCTAACATATTTCCTCCTTATTTTCTTTAATCTCCCATTTCATTTGCATCTACCCATATATATTGATATACTGGATTAGTTGTATCTACAGAAAGAACTTCAAAAGAAGCCTTATAAATATTTTCTAAAGGCAAAGATAAAGTTATACTATCCGTTTGTTTTTGCTTTTCTTTATAAATATAAATAGGATTAACCAATGCAGAATAATTAAACTCCAAAGTTTTTAAATTATTAAAATAATTGCTTTCTATAGCCAATGATGACTTTCTATTAGAACCTTCATAAGTATAATAAACAACACCAAAATCAATAATATTGCCACTATGGATGCTATTATAAAAATCATCTGTTTCAGGAAAAGTAAAATAAATAGTTTTATCTAACAATACATCGCCAACTTGTATGTGTCTTAAATTAGGAGTAGGATTTGAACTCAGTTCCATTAATAAATTTCTAAATATACTCATATTTTACCCCCAACTAAATGAACCGCTACCTTGGTTATAATAGAAAGTATTTGTTACCCTGTCATACATACAAGGAACATTATTTCCATCTAATACAGGTATTATATCTCTAACTAATGTATCACTTTCCCATATTTTACAATAATATATTCTAGCAC